TCGCAAGCCTAGGAAGGCTAAACCCAAGAGTGCTACTAAATTGGTCGAAAAGCTCAAGTACTGCAAAACAGACGAAAAATACAAACTGGCTTCTGTTTCACCAGATCAGGTTGTTGGTGCAAGTGAGCTTTGGGTATTCAACGTTAAGACACGCAAGTTGGGCAAGTATGTAGCAGCCGTAATTGATCCTAAAGGTATGGGACGAGCAGGCAGTGGACTTAGTGTTAAAGGCACTACTATTATTGGATTTGATGAAACTCAAAGTGTGCAAAAGACATTGCGCAAGCCTGAAGAACAGCTAAAAGCGTTCAAGAGTGCAGGCAAAGTAGCACTGCGCAAGTTCCTTGAGGATATTAACACTACAGACACTAAACTCAACGGACGTTGCAATCCAGATACTGTGCTTCTAAAGGTAGTCTGATAAATACTGTTGCAAAACAGGAATTTATCAATGGCAGAAATTCGAAAAACCTTAGAAGCACTTGCTGATTCTATTGAAGAAATACAAAATCGTCCCGCTCCTAGTATCAAAATAAATGATAGAGAACTGAGCGGGAACAAAATTAATGGTGGAAGGATCACTAATTTTTCTAGTGCTGGTATTAAAGACGAGGCTAGAGATTTTGTATTAAAAATTAAAGATGACGGCATACATGTTGATGCAGTATACACTAAGAATATACCAAATGCTCTTTCGGTAGGCGGAGACCTAAAAGTTAATGGCGAAATTTTCGCACAAAAGCTAAGTGTTAACGAAATATCTGCTGATGTAAGGCATGAAAGAACAAGTCCTTTAGAGTTCAAAGGAGATTCTAAACCTGCATATGGAAAGGGGTTAGTATGGACCGGTGGTTCTTACACTAAACAGCTGATGTTGCAATCTAATCCTGACAGATTGTGGTCAACTGAGCATTTTGATTTAGCTGCCGAAAAAGAGTATAGAATCAGTAACATTGCAGTCCTGACAGAGAACGCACTCGGAAATTCAGTTGTTAACAGTAACCTTAAAAAAGTCGGAACGTTAAACAACCTTAGAGTAGCAGGCGATCTAACAGTTGACGAATTTTTTAAATACAGTAGCGATACACAAAGACTGAGCCTAGGTGCTGAAGAAGCCAGTGGTATGCTGACATTGGGCAGCTTTGATCATCAGTTTATTGTTGATCCGACTTTGGGCAGACAGTGGAAGGTAGGCACATATACTACTAGCGAACTGCAAATCGTCACAGACGACACTCCAAGAATTACTATAGGTGCAAACGGTAATCTAACATTCCACAACAAAACAGTTATACAAAATCGTTTAGGCATTGGCGTTAAAAACTTTGCTGAGGATGCTGATCTAACTGTTGCCGGTCCGATACGTTTTCAAAATAAAAAATTCGAGTCCGGAGAAGCTGCTCCTACTTCTGGAGTTTATGTGTTAGGTGACATTGTATGGAATTCTAAACCACAACCGACAGGGTATGTTGGCTGGGTATGCATTAGAGAAGGTGCTCCAGGTATGTGGAAGGGCTTCGGTCAGATAGCAAATTAACTACAGACAATATATCCGTGTGTACACTAATAAATATTTACACAGGAAGAATATTGGATGGATTCATTTTTTAAACAAGTTAGAAAAACAGAAAATGAAGCTCGTAGATGGAAGTATGCTGCTTGGACGTTGCCGTTTATAGCTCTGGTTATTTTGCTGTTTGTAAATATGATAGGTTGGGATACACTCTATCAAAAACTAATCATAGTTGTTGTAGTAGCTTTCTTCTCTGTAAGTATATTTTGGTGGTGGTGGGCCCTAGATAGAATTTGTCATGTTATCCAACAATTACACAACACTGAAAAGCGATTAACTGAAGTTAAAAGCGAAATTGTTAAGACGCGAGATTCTCTTAAGGATTTATAATGTATGTTTTCGGCAACGGAGAAAGTAGATTAGCTGTAGATATAGACAAGCTTGCAGGCATTAAGGTCGGATGTAATGCAATTGCAAGAACGCACACAGTTGATCACTTGATTTGCGTTGACCGTAGGATGATGAACGAAGCGTTAAACAACGGCGTAAATGTATCAACTAGACTTTACACAAGATCCGAATGGTATAACAATTATAAAGATTTCTTGCATGTTCGAAAAGTTCCTGATCTTCCTTACAAAGGAGAACAAAGATGGGACGAACCCTTCCATTGGGGAAGCGGACCGTATGCAGTATTACTAGCAGCAGAAATGTCCAAACAAGATCCTATAAAACTGTTAGGATTTGACCTTTACTCAAAAACCGACAAGATAAACAACGTCTATAAAAACACAGACAATTACGATAGCGCAGACAAGCGTCCGATTGATCCAAGGTATTGGATACATCAAATAGGTATGGTGTTTAAGTGCTTTCACGATACGCCTTTTATTGTATATCAAGAATCGGATTGGCAGATTCCACGAGCCTGGATTGCACCCAACGTAACGGTTGACAATATAAGTAATATACCATATAATAGTAACAATTAATATAAACAAGTGGACTAGACGCTCGTCCCACTATAAATATTCCGCGCATCAAACTTACTCAGCACTAAAGGAGGCAAGAGATGGGTATAAAAGTTAAAGCAACAAAAGTTTATAAGAATCTGCCATGCGGACACGCACAGTATTTTGATGCCAAAGATGATGGCACTCCAGGACATTGTGCGCAAGTGCATGGATACGATAGAGAAGTAGAATTTACATTCGCAGGTGATGTTGATGAGCATGGCTGGATTGTGCCGTTTGGCAAATTGAAAGCAGTAAAAGATTTTCTTGAATACTACTTTGATCATGTTACTGTACTACCAGCAGATGATCCGCGCATTGCAGACATTCCAGACACAATGGTAGACAGTGGCGGACTTTTAGGTACACTGCGTGTATTGCCAAGTGGTGTAAGCATGGAAATGAGCAGCGTGTTTATTTGGGAACACGTTAATCATTATATCTATAAAATCACAGAAGGACGTTGCTATGTAGAGCGTGTGCGTGTATACGAGCACGAGCGCAATGATGCTATGTGCGAAGTAGATGAAGCTACAGCAAAGCGTAATGCACAAAACAAAATCGACGACATGCGTCAAGTCTTGTTCTGTCAGCCTCGATGGAACTGGGAATCACCGCAGGACTTAATTAAACGATTAGAGAGCTAATAGTTGGCAAAGTTAGATAAGAGTCAATACTCAAAAGAAGAGTGGAGGCAGATAAGAGAGCAAAGGCGACTTGAAAAAGAACAAAAACAACAAGACAACGCCTTTGCTCTCTCTAACCATCAAACACCCGAATCATCTAAGGCAAAGAAATATCACGTTCTTTGTCTCAAACATGGCACAAAATACGATGCATCATATGTAAACAAGTTATACAATATGGTGCAACGTAATTGTACGCTCGATTACGAGTTTGTTTGTCTTACAGACGATCCTAAAAATATAGATCCCAGAGTTAAAGTTATTCCTTTACCAGGAGGAATAGCAGGGTGGTGGTGTAAGCCCTACATGTTTTCCAAAGACTTGCCCATTAGCGGAACAGTATTGTATATAGATCTCGACGTTGTTGTTTCGAATAACATAGACAAACTGTTTACCTACAGTCCCGGACACTGGTGTACAGTAAGAGATTTTACTAGAGCAATGCGTCCTAAATGGCACAAGTACAATTCAAGTGTTGTGAGATTTGAAACAGGGCAACTAGATCATGTTTGGTCAGAGTTTGAAAAAGACAAGCTGACCATTCAAAAACGATTTCACGGTGACCAAGATTGGTTATACGAAGCCACACAAAATAAACGAGCAATGCTGTATCCAGACAGTTGGATACTCAGTTGGAAGTGGGAAGTAAGAAAGTCGAAAGAATTTGCTCCTAGAGGCGTTCGAGGCAATCGAAAATTCAAACACATAGAAAATGTAACACCAAGAGTTGAATGTTGTATCTGTGTGTTTCACGGAGATCCAAATCCTCACAACTGTGAAGACCCTTGGGTTATCAAAAACTGGCACTAAAGATTGACTTTTCTAACAAAGACTGTTACTATACAAACTAAGCAATAAAACTGGAGATACTTATGACTTGTGGATGTGGACGTTCTCCTGATAGCTGCCGCGGTTGGCATGCACTCAGTGAAGAAGAATATCAAATTGAATACCAAAAATATTTGGCGGAAGAGCAAGGGCAACTTACTGTAACAGAAGTAGAGCATTATACAGATAGCCTATTTCGTTTTAGATTAGCAAAGCCTGCAAATTTTGAATTTCGTGCAGGCGAATTTACAATGGTCAGTATAGGAGATGCACCCAAACGTGCATATAGTATTACCAGCGGCCCCGGCGACGATTTTATTGAATTCTACAGCATCAAAGTACAAGACGGTCCTTTAACTAGTAAACTGCAAAATATTGTTCCTGGAGATACTGTGTTTGTAGGCAACAAGCCTACAGGAACACTGTTGATTGATAATCTCACAGAAGGTACAGATTTGTGGTTACTTGCTACCGGCACTGGTATTGCTCCGTTCATTAGCCTGTTACGTGATCCAGCTACTCGACAGAAGTACAATCGAATTCACGTTGTGTGGAGTGTAAGAGATCAAGCAGAACTGCTTGCATACAACGACATGTTGCAAGAAGCAGACATTGACTATACTCCTGTTGTAACTAGAGATAGTGAGTGGACTGGACTTAGTACACGCATTACTAACTTAATTAGTGATGGCGTTATTATGTCAAAATCAACACCCGACACTGACAAAGTTATGTTGTGTGGTAACATGAACTTTAACATTGAAATTAAAGCTCTATTAGAACAATATGATTGGACAGAAGGAAACAAGCGCGAACAAGGTTCGTTTGTACTAGAAAAAGCATTTGTGGGTTAATATGACAATCAAACGTATAGGCTTTGCATGTAAGTACATGCACCCAGATCAGACACAGAAGAAAAAAGTACTTGAAGAAATTCAACGTCCTTTGACTGAAAAATGCACGACTGTACAATGGTTGAATAGGCAAACTAGAGACGTTGCCGAACAACGCCTTTGGGACATCATGGTGCATAACTCCGCAGCAGCCAAAAGGTTGGTAGAATATGTAGGAAGTTTGCCCGCAGGACTTAGAATGGTGCGACTGGGCAGTAATCAGCTTCCTGTTTATACACAGCACGAGTGGAGTTATTTTTGGAAACGCACTGATGTAATTGCTTATCTCGAAGAACACTATGGTGCTGTGGGCGATGCTGCAAGAGAACTGGATGTACGACTATCGATGCATCCTGGACAGTTCACAGTCCTAGCAAGTGACAATGACGATATTGTAAATAGAAGTATAGAGGAGTTTGAATATCATGCTGATCTCATCAGGTGGATGGGCTATGGACGTACCTTCCAGGACTTCAAATGTAATGTACACATATCGGGTAAGAAAGGTCCACAAGGTATCAAGGACGCCCTCAAACGACTCTCGCCAGAAGCAAGAAACACTATTACAATCGAAAACGACGAAAACAAATGGGGACTCGAACACAGCCTCGAACTTGTCGATCACTGCGCACTCGTTCTTGACATACACCATCACTGGTGCCGTGAAGGAGAATATATTCTACCGACCGACGATAGATATCGTCGTGTGATTGACAGCTGGCGCGGTGCACGACGCCCTGTCATCCATTACAGCTACAGTCGTAACGAACATTTGCCCGAAGGCTTTGCACACGATAGTATGCCTGATATGAAAGCATTGCTTGAAGCAGGTTACAAGAAAGGTAAATTACGTGCGCATAGCGACTATTATCCCAATCAACTTGTCAACGATTATGCACTATCGTTTTTAGATTATGCTGATATTATGACAGAAAGTAAATGTAAGAATTTAGCGAGTATAGAGTTATATAATTATGCCAATACCATTTCACATGCCTCAACAGAGCGTAGACACGTGGATGTTCAATCAGCGCAGAATCGAAGTAAAAACGAAACTGTGCTTACGTCCGAGACGTTGCTACCTGTCTAATAAGCAGTTATGGTTCAAACAGTGTGAGGTTGTAACCAGCATGATTACAGGACCGGGTGATTCCTTATTCGAAACTTATTGGTGTGATCCTCGAGAATTTTTACTCAACGAATTGAAACGGTAAATACAGCATGGAGACAAACAATGAGCTATCTAAACAAGATGTATGGCAAGAAATCATCTGGCCAAACCCAATCGAAATCTGATAAGAATCCTAATCGTGTTAGCGGTGGCTTACGTGCGCAAGGTGTAGATAGATTGACTATGGTTGCGGAAGATGGAACTTCGAAAGAAATTCCTTCTTTAGAATATGTCCGCAGCGTTGAAGAGCAGTCAAAAAGGCAGCGGGCAGCTATCGATGTATTAGAACGAAAGCTTACCCGCCAAGAAGCTACAATTAATGAACTAACTAAAGTTATTAGCCAGCGTTCTTAATAGCTTTGATGATATCTGCCTTTTTCATGCTAGCATTGGCTTTAGCGCCTACTTTCTTTGCATGAGCCAAAAGGTCATCCTTCTTCATAGAATCAAAATCGGCTGAGGCTTTTTTGGCCCTAGCAGGCTTTTTAGCCTTGACTTTCTCTTCTACAGTCTCTTTAACAGCTTCTACTGTATTTTCAACAGCCGCTTTTGCATCTTCGATATCAACTTTGCCATCGGCGTTGACATCCAAGCCTTTGTCTCTGTTAAAATACCAAATAGCACCAACTGCTAAAATCACTAATGCAATAATGATAATTTCCATATTAACCTCCTTAAGGTATTTCTATTTAACTAAATACTGTTACAGGAGATATAAAAAATGGCAAGAAGTAAAGGTACTGTATATTCGGGGAAACTGGAGTTGGATCGTATAGTAGGAATACGGCACGATAAAGGACAGCGTATGACTTATGTGCCTGTTAAAAAAGAAGCTAAACTTGAGCAACCTCCTAGAGGAATGAAAACATCGCTTAACGTAACCAGCGATGGTTTAAAAAAATCATAACTTGCTTATAGGAATACTGGAAGACGCATTCAACTCCCAAACTTTTCTACGTTCCACTCCTCTTTTTTGTGCAAATCTTTTTGCATCGCAATTTTCGCAAACATGAAAATAGTTATTGCTTAGACGTTTGGGAGACATCTTGCCGCGTTCTCTAATAAATTCTTGATCACAGTTATCGCATCTAAACATGCAATAGGTACGATCACGTACATATTCGTGTTCGACTCCCAGCTTGCTGGTTCTTGTATGTCGTGTTTGTTGTGTGAATTGCTTTAAGAACATAACTATATTTACATTAAGATTATAAAATGAATCGATAAATATCAATAAGGAAGATAAACTATGAGCATTTGTACACTTACAGACGCAGCTAAACATCAAATTAACAAGCTTTGTGAAGAAAATTCATGCTACGCAATCAGTTTAAACCTTAAAGGCGGTGGCTGTGCAGGGTTTGAGTATGTTTGGGAAATGGTAAAAGATCCTTCGGAAGTTGAAAGCGGAGATACAGTAATCGATGCCGAAGGTGTTGGCAAGTTTGTTATTGGAAAACAAAGTTTAATGTTTATGTTCGGGACCGAAGTTGATTATGTAAAATCAATCATAGGTTCAAGTTTTGAAGTTAAAAACCCGAATGCAAAAAGCAGTTGCGGTTGCGGAGTAAGCATTAACTTCGATGAAACTAAAATAGATACAAATGCAGAAATAGTTGAATTATCATATCGTGCATAACGGAGCAAAATAAATGGCAAGACAAGACATTGATATCGGTGTAGAAGGTAATGACAATACCGGCGATAGTATTCGCGAATCGTTTAGAAAAGTAAACGAAAACTTTGAAGAAATTTATGCCATCTTTGGCGCAGGCGGCTCTATTGAATTTACTTCTCTAAGTGACACTCCAGACGTACTTTTGCCAAATACTATTCCGCTAGTTTCGTCCGATGCTTCTCAAATTGATCTTGTCGAACTTGCATCAAATTCTGCAATCGAC